AAGTTTAAGTCTCCCTGTGAAAATGCAATATACAAATATGCAGATCAGGCATATGAGAGTGTTTTACAAGAGGATAATTTAGAATTTTTACACAATTCTATTACCAATAGTCCCAGAAAAATTGAAACTCTGCAAGATTTAAGATGGTGGATTCAGTTCGCTTTTAATTGGCACACAACTAGAGCTAATTCTTACATACAACTCTCCCCAGAAAAGTGCTCTACTATTCATGCATTTTTTGATTCAGAAGAGTTTCAGTTATGGTCTATCACGAATAACGAACCAAAAACTAAGGTTGGCGATTACTCCGATGAACGCTGGCAAATGAGAGAATTTATAAAGGATTATATTGGAGATTCTTACTATTCTACCAATAAAAAAAACCAAACTTCAGTGTTATCTTCCTTTGGCGAAGACTGGCTGTTCCTTCTTAACGACTACTCGAATATCTACCTGCAAGATCTATAAATCCAAATCCTCCATCTTATAAATAAGATGTATAAGAATAGTTTGGGGATTTGAATGGCGACCATTAGTAACCTATTTGTAGACGCTGGTACAACATACAGCAACATCATTACCGTTTCAGCATCGAATGGTCAGGCATTGAATCTGACAGGATATTCTGTAGCTTCTCAAATGAGAAAGTCCTACAGCTCTAGTACTGTACACGCATTTACAGCTTCTGTATATGAAGCTGCTACTGGTAAAATCCGCCTCCAACTCACCCCAAATCAATCTGAAGCTATCCCCGCAGGGAGATGGCTATATGATGTAGAAATAACTTCACCCTCTGGTTCAAAGACTAGAGTGATTGAAGGTATCGTAACTGTAACCCCACAAATTACACAGATTTAAAATGGCAGATACAATAGCTATTGTCCAACCTGACGAAGCACTTCAGGTTGCCGTTTCTGAAGGAGTTATTACTCTCTCTTCTACTGGATTGTCTAATCCAGCTGTAGTGGAATCTATGTCTAACATTGCTGATGTCGATGTTACCACTAATGGTCAAGAAAATGGGTCAGTTTTAGTTTATAAAACAATAACAAATAAATGGACAGCTACCAGAAATCTGGATTTACAGATTATGGAAGGTGGAGAATTTTAACGGAGATTAAAGATGGCTTCAATTATTAGAATTAAGCGTTCGTCAGTTTCAGGAAATCCAGGTACGCTGGGTGCTGGTGAATTAGCATATTCAAACTTAACAGACAATGGCTCGAATGGTGGTGATCGTTTATACATTGGTATGGGTAACGAAACCCTTGGCAATGCTGCAAACCATATCGTCATCGGTGGTAAGTATTTCACCGACAAATTAGATCATACTCCAGGTGTTCTTACTGCAACATCTGCTCTTATCACAGACTCTGATAAAAAGTTAGACGAGTTACTAGTTGATAATTTATCTCTAAATGGTAACACATTATCTACTACTGATACCAATGGTAACTTATTAATCACTCCAAATGGTACTGGTAAAACTGTTATCACCAATGTCTACATTGGTGATTCAAGCACATCATTGCTTGAGTATATTCAAGACGCTACTGGTGGTGCATTAACTGAAGGTCTTGGTATTGACCTTTCTTACGATGATACATCTGGTACTACAACTATTACAGCTGAACTTGCATCTAGTTCAAATGCTGGTATCGCTTCTTTTAATTCAACAGATTTCTCTGTTTCTGGAAGTGGTGAAAATGAAGTAACAATTAATGAAGAACGAATTCAAGACATCGTTGGTGCGATGGTCTCAAGCAATTCTGAATCTGGTATTTCTGTTACTTACGATGATACAAATGGTAAACTAGACTTTAATGTTGCAGATCCTGTAATCACTATTTCTGGTGATGTTGATGGTTCTGCCACAATGACTAATCTAGGTGACACTACAATTAGTGTTACTTTAGATACAGTTAACTCTAATACTGGTCAGTTTGGTTCTACAACTGCTATCCCTGTTATCACTGTAAACGGTAAGGGTTTAATTACTGCAGTTTCAACAGCGTCAATCACTACCACTCTTGGTATTGCTTCTGATGCTGGTACTGATTCAATTGCACTAGCTACTGATACATTAACTATCGCTGGTGGTGAAGGTATTGATACTTCTATCAATCCTACTACTAACACAATTACTGTTGCAGCTGAACTTGCTACTAGCTCTAACGCTGGTGTGGCAACATTCAATACAAATAGTTTCGTAGTAACTGGCGGAGATGTTGTTCTTAAGGGAGATGTGGTTCAGTCAATCACAACTGATTCTGGATCAATGACTCCAACATCACATAACTTCTCTATCGTTGGTGGTGAAGGTATTGATGTAACACACTCTGGTACTACAATTTCTGTTGCTGGTGAAGATGCCACTACAACTAATAAGGGTGTAGCATCTTTTGCAACAGAGAACTTTACAGTATCTCAAGGTGCAGTTTCTACTAAGAATATTACTCTTGGTACTAGCACTTTAACCAATGGCTCTACAACTAGCACTTTAGCTGGGCTACAATCATTAGATGTTGATAATATTAACATCAATGGTAACACAATCTCTTCAACAGATACTAACGGTAACATCGTTCTATCTCCAAATGGAACTGGTTCTGTTGATGTTTCTGAGTCTAAGATTATCGGTGTTGCTTCTCCAGTTTCTGGAACAGATGCAGCTAACAAAGCGTATGTTGATTCTGCTGTAACTGGAATGACATGGAAGAATGCGGTAAACTTACTCGCTACTTCTAATGTCGCATTAACTGGTTCTTCAGGAACATTGTCAATTGATGGTCATAGTGCGTTAGATGATACTGATGTTGGTTATCGTCTATTGTTGACTGGACAGTCAACTGATACACAAAATGGTATCTATGTTTATTCTGACACTGGCACTACTTATGAATTAACTCGTGCAACTGATGCTGATACATACTCAGAACTTATTGGCACTTCCGTATATGTTATGGAAGGTACAACATACGGACAAACTGGTTGGGTTCAGACTAATCACTACCTAACTGGCTTTGCTAACCAAGACTGGGTTCAGTTCTCTGGTTCTGGTGCTTATGTTGCTGGTAATGGTTTAACATTAACTGGTACAACATTCGATGTAGTTGGAACTTCAAACCGTATCGATGCAAACGCAAATAGTATCGACATCTCTGCTAACTATGTTGGTCAGACTTCAATCACTACTCTTGGTACTATTACTACTGGTACTTGGCATGGCGATGTTCTTGGCTCGACTTATGGTGGTACTGGTGTTAATAACGGTAGCTACACTATCACTCTTGGTGGTAGCATCTCTACAGCTGGTGCGTTCACTACAGTTGGTGCTTACACAATTGAACTAACAGCTACCGCTGGTACTGCGGTAACATTACCGACTACTGGTACTTTGGCTACTCTTGCTGGTACAGAAACTCTTACTAACAAGACAATCAATAACTCTAGCATCGGTTCTTCAAATCCAGGAACTGCAGCGTTCACAACTCTTACTGCTAACAACGCAGTAACATTTACTGGTACTACTGATTCTACTTCTACCACATCTGGTATTTTGCAGGTGGCTGGTGGTGTTGGTATTGCTAAGTCTGTTGTAGTTGGCGCAAATATTACTGGTGCTGGTGCTTCAACATCTACATTGGATGGCTTTAATATTGATGGTGGTACTTACTAAGCACCACTAAATAGATGGTGGGTGAGATTCCCACCACTCAGTATATACTGGGTTTTGTTTTTCTACATAGAATAGGTTGCAATGGCTAATACAGTCAAAATAAAACGATCATCCGTTGAGGGTAAAAATCCAACCACAAGCGATTTAGAGCTTGGAGAGTTGGCACTCAACACATACGATGGTAATCTATTCTATAAGAAAAATGTACTTGGTTCAGAATCTGTGGTATCTGTTGCAACAGTTGACGGAACACAGACTCTTGAAAACAAAACTCTCACTACTCCTACCATTAACAATGGTACGGTCTCGCTTACAACAGGCACATTAAAACTTCCAACATCAAATTCTCCTGATCAAACAGACGAGGGTCAGATTGTATGGAACAGTTCAAACGATTTATTAACAGTTGGGACTGGTGCTGGTCGTAAGACTATGGTGGACACTAATAGTTCACAAACTCTTACAAATAA